ATTGTCTGTTCAGTTGCATGTACAAAGTGTCCATCAATATAAAATTTACCTTCTTTTACAGTTGCAGTAGTTCCTAGTCCAGTAGTTGGATCTGCCGTACCACCTCCAGAAAATGATTGTAAACTGACAGTTCCACCATCGACTGTGGTTGTACTTGTTAAAACATTACCGTCGGTAATTTTTGTACCAGCAGATGCAGTTCCCGAACCACTACCACCATCAATATAAGTTACAAATAAAGTTGCTTTGTCTGAACCTGTTGCCAACACACCATTATCAACTCTAAGTTTTACACCAGTTCCTGTTTCAGTAAAGATTATTCCCTTTAACGAAGTCATGTCAGATGTTAAGGCATCAATTGTAGTATTTGACGCAGTAGTTAGTTTTATAAAGTTAACTTTGTTATTAGCAGTTACACCACCGCCAATGCCTGCAAGACCATTTTTATATCCTATACCTTGATAACCCGATACTAGGTCATTGGTAATAATGGATTGCATTTGGTTAAGTTCACGTTGTTGCAAAGATCTGGCATTATTAAACAAGATTCTATAGTAGTTATCACTATCTCTATAATCATCTTTATAGGTGTTTTTAAATGTATCTTTAATTACAGTGGTCATTATTTTTTCCTATATTTCTATGATAACTTTTATATCTTCTGTTTGGTCTGCCGCTCGAACAACTTTTGCTCTATTTTCAATATATAGTACCTCTCCTGAGAACGGATCAACGTCACCCATGACATTATTCCTTACTATGTTTGCTACTGCACCTTCACCACCTGCGGCATCTGTTACAGTTTCAGATCCTTGGAAAGGTGTAAAGTTAGTTGTTTCGTTTTGATGATACCAAATTTCATCTGAGTCTGTGTGTCCAACTAACCCTTTTGCACCTGATGTGCCACCAGTCATTGTAGAACCTTTGGTAAATGCAGTTGTCAATGATGATAATTTTAATCTACGAAGAGCATTACCACTTTGTGAAGTAAACGGAAGACCGTTACTATCTTTTAGATTTTTCATAAGGGCAATCTGTCTAAAGGAAGTTCCAACATGGAATGAGTTATTAGTTTCAGTTCCAGAAGGTTTGGTATTAAACATCATTGCTTTTGATCTAAGATCAATTCTTGGATCAGAACCATAACCATCTTTTGGACCTAATTTGACTCTTGCAGTTGCAACAGATGTAATTGTGTCTCCACCAGTAGGAGTAAAAACAACGTGTGCGTAATCATAATCTCTACCGTGTTTAATTCCCATACCACCTGCACTGTCATCTTTAAGAGTAATACTGGTTACTTTACTTGCTGACACTGATGTCTCTGCTTCTGCATAAAGACCGTTACCCACAATTGTTACAGTTGGAGCATTGTCATATCCAGCACCACCGTTTATTAATTCAAATCCTGCGATGGGTTTAGGCATGGCGGCATCTTGAATTCCTTTTAACTGCACGTCTGTAGAGTTAGAAGTTACGGTTCCAGATCCATCTGAATCTAGTTTATTAATTTTTTTGACAGGCATAAAGTTTGCAGTTGTAAACGCAGAGTTATCAGAAACACCAACCGTATATAAAAACTTCCAAGCATAACCATCACTTGTGGTAAATGGTTTTGTTGATGTTCCAGAGGGTGAAACTAAAGAAGATTTTGCCGCACCTGCCGTCGTAAATGGTGTTCTTACACAAAGATAAACTTGGTTGTTGTCAATTATAACATAAGATCCGTTCTGACTTGTTGTTCCATGAGAAACCATTGTATCATCAAATGCTTGATATACATTACCTGTAGACCAAGGAACTTTAGGTACAACAAAGGAAACGTCTGCGGCAGTTTTAACACTCTGCATACTCAATCTAAAGTCTCTTTCTTCTCTTTCTGTTATTAGAGGTGATGCGTTTGCAACATTATCAGAGTCGTTCCAGTCTTCACTTTTACCGATAGCAATATAATATTTGTTATCTGACGAATCTAAATCGTGTGCAGTTGACAACGCATCCGCATCATTTTTTAGTCTTCTCATAAAAAGACCTTTAGTTTTTTGTGTAATTATTGCGGTCATATTTTTTTCTCTCGTTTATGCTACGGTTAGTGCTGGAACTGTACCAACGGTTGCCTGATTGCAAAGTACCCAAGTTGCTCCAGTCCATATGAGTTCTGCTACTGCGTATTGTGCAAGTGCAACAGTAGTTCCATTTGCAAATGTTGCTGGCGTAATTGTCGAAACACCAGCACCTATGTTAATAAATTTTTTCATTTGTCCACTCTTAGTTCCATTAACTAATGATATTGCAGTGGAACTTCCACTGTTTAAAAGTGAAAGTGGAATTCTATCGTTTGCCACTCCAGATGAAGTAAGAGTTTCTAAACTCATTGACATCTTAGTTCCAAAGTTTACGGCACCTGCACCCGATCCTTTTAGTGATATATCGATATCGGCAGTATTAGCACCATTTGCTACAATTTCAAGTGCATCTCCAGAGTCAGCATTTTTTAATGTAAAGAAGTTTTTGGAAGAACCACTTGATGCTGGCAGAGTTATTGCTTCGTTACCGTTAGTATCATTTATTTGTGCTACTTTTGGTGTTGTAAGAACAGGACTTGTTAAAGTCTTGTTTGTCATGGTCACTGTATGATCTTTAAAGACAAACTCATCTGCGGCACCTAACAACGGTAATGTGACAGTTCTATCTGCCGCAAGTTCACTTACTGCAACTACATATTGATGGTTTGCTGAAGTGTCATTAATCTGTGGTGTAGTAATTACAGGTGATGTCAGAGTTTTGTTTGTGAGTGTCTCGGTTGCAGTGATAAGAGAAACAGTACCAGTCAGATCTGGAAGTGTAATTGTTTTGTCACTGGAAGTCGTATTGGCAAATGTAAGTGTCGTTTCATAATCATCTGAGTTAGAACCTTCAGATATAATAGAGGACGCACCCAACGTGATAGTAGTCGTGGGCGTACTACTGTCACCCAATATCATGTAGACTTCACGGAAGTTGTTATTGATCTTTGTAGTTGCCGCACGAAGCGTATCGCCAGTATTGTCGTTTGCCAACGTTCCGTTATTTAGTATTTCTCTTGCCATTTTCTAACCCTATAAGTTAAATCTATTTATAATAGTTATTATGCTGAATCAGTATAATATTTGAAATCTCCTGCATCAATAGTAACTTGACCATCTGACATTCTGAGTACACCTTTTCCAAGGTTGCCTGTAAGTCTACCATCACTATCCATATCCATTGTTTGTGAATTAACACGAACAACGTTGACCAAGTTCTCGAATGTATTATCCAAGTAACCCAATGTTCCGAGAAGATTAGCATCACTATCTGTTCCACCGACTGTTGTGAAGTACTGAACTCTAGATTGATCAAGATCAATTCTGTATTTACCGCCAGGTGTTGAACCTTCGCTATCGTATGGTTTGTGAGTGGTGCCTATAATACCAGAAGCAGACAACATTGCGTGTGGTGCCAAGAATGCTCGACCTTCGAATGTTGGTGGATTGTCAACTGCCGAGTCTGTTACCATCTCATCAAAACTAATATCTGCGTTTTTACCTTCAATAACAACTTCACCAGCAACATACATACCTGCTGGATGAGCAAATAGTTTGTATAGATCCATCCATTCATTTGTAGATTTACCTATCCTTATAAGCAATCCCCAAAACTGATATATTTTGTCATCTGTTATATATTTTCCAGACTCAGGACCTATTTCATCTCCAACTTTCATAACCAAGTCTTTACCATATACTATCTCTGGATCTACAACGTCGGGGTGAAATAGATTGAAAAATCTTTCTATTCCAAACTTCGTACCCTTGGATCTGTAGAAGTTATTTGAAAGTTCTGAACCAGTACGAATAGAGTTTGGATCTAATGTTCCTTCAATAAAGTTTTGTCCTAAAAGAAGTTCGTCTTCGATGAATGTAAGATTTTCATTATCTGTTTGTTGTATATCACGAAGGAGTGGTAGGTTTTGTAATTGATAACCGAAGTTTCTATCGCTATCCCAGATGTATGGAACAAGTCCAACTGCCGAGTCTGTTCCACTACCGTTAGCAACATACTGTCTTTGAGAAAAAACTTGTTTGCCAGCAGTAGAAAAATCATGATCCGAATCTAATGTGTTATAGTATTTTTCAAGGAATGTGACAATGGTAGGATTGTCTTCCTTAAAATAATCTGGAAGAACGTCTGAAACTAAACTACCAGTAAGACTTAGTTCTCTTCTTCCAATATCTCTGAGTGTGCGGTCTGCCATTATTAGTTATCCGCGTCAACTGTAACTGATCTAATTGAAGATTCATCTTGGTCATATTTTAGTATATTGTTTAGTATTGGAGATACGGCAGACTGGTTCGCAGGCAAAACTGATATTTTTATCTTACCCAATGCTCCTATTAATGCAGTTGGCGTAAAGGAAACAATGTTTACAGTCTTTGTGGTAGGATTGTAAGATCCGACATTATCAACTACAACCGATAAGTCTGTAACATCTACCACTTGAAGTTTTGTAGAAGATACTGCTTGTCCAAGACCGTTGACACGTGCTTCATTGGCAATTCGACATGTTCTACCATTGATGCTAAAGTTACTGCTTCTAACAACAAAAGTGTCTTCGTTAGGAGAAGTTGAAAATAAAGGTTGTGATAAATCACTAGGAAATGTCAACACAACTGAATTGCTAACATTTACTGTTGGTGTAAATCTTTGTTGCATTCTTACAACCGCACGAGATGATAGCACCGCAGGACTTACATCATCAACCCTAGTCAATAGATTAGATCTTCGGAACGATTTTTCAAATTTGCCCAGTGTAGTATTAAAGTAATTACTTACTTGTGTATTAATATTTGTTGATATCGTGTTTGCAGATAATGAAGTCAATGTTGGATTTAATTGATAAAATACAACAACTTCAATAAAAGTATCAATAGGATCAGCAAACTCTATACCAAAGGAAACGACTGCAAGTTGGTCAACCAATGCTTCAATTGATGTTTTAGTTTCTGCAATTTTATCCGCAGTAACATTATCTTCAAAATCGATAGAAGTAAATACTGTGCCAAACTTAGGATCATAGTTGTCTTCTCCACCCCATGATGTAATATCATTAATAAGTGTTGAGAAGTTACGTAAAATAATAGACGTGTAATCTTCGGCAGTTACCATTCTGTTCTGTGTTGCATACTGGAACGGAGCATTCTTACGTATAGATTCTATAGATTCTTTAACATCACCACCACTGGATATTGTTGGATTTGAAGGTGTAAGATTATAAGCAATCCCACCAACCGTGAT